CTGGCTCACCGGGTGACGCTGTACCTGCCCGATCAGACGGTGTGGGCTGAGCGTGACGGTGCCGGCGGGTGGGTCGAGGTTGACCGTGACGTCCACAAGTTGGGCGCTGTGCCGGTCGTGATGCACCTGAACCGGCGCATGTCCGGCGGGTGGGTGGGCGAGTCGCAGATGAGTGACGTCATCCCGTTCGCGGATGCTGGCGCTCGAGCTCTCACCAACCTGCAGTTCGCGCAGGAGGCCCACGGCATCCCGCGCATGTACATGACGGGTGTCGCCTCCGGCGACTTCGTCGACAAGGACGGCAAGCCAATCCCGAAGTTCGAGGCGTACTTCAATGCGATCCATACGCTGACGAACAAGGACGCGAAGGTCGGGCAGCTCACCGCGGCGGACCTTAAGAACTTCGAGACGGCCGTGAACATCTACGGTAAGCAGGCGGCTGTGGCGACGGGTTTCCCGGCGCGGTACTTCGGGATTCACACGACCAACCCGCCAGCCGAGGGTGCGTATCGCGCCGACGAGGCCCAGTTGGTCGAGTCTGTCGAGGCGCAGAACCTTGAGGTTGGCATCACTCTCGGGTGGGTCGGGGCTCTGACGTTGCGGTTTGCTACAGGCGAGTGGGTCACGGGTAACCGGGTCAAGGTCGAGTGGTTCGATCCGGGCACGCCGACCGTCTCGCAGCGCGAGGACGCCCTGGCGAAGCGCCGGGCGGCTGGCGTGCTGTCGATGGAGGGTTACTGGGATGAGCTCGGCTGGTCTGAGGCTCGCAAGGCCAAGGAGCGCGAGTACCTGCGCCGTGAGCGCGAGGCGGACCAGGACCCCTACCTGAGTGCGGTGCGGGCCAAGGATGCGGCGGTGAGTGATGCTGACGCAGACGCTCCCGCCGACCGCTGAGGCGTACGCGCTTGATCAGCGCCGTGAGATCGCGGCGGCTGTGGCGGCGGTTCGTCGTCTGTGGCGACGCATGGGTGACGACTTCGATGGCTCCTGGGCGCGTATCGGCCCGCAGATGCTTGCGGTGACGGATGTCGCTCAGGAGCGTGTCGCGGTCGGGGCGCTCGAGTACGTCCCGGCGGTCCTTGAGGACACGGGGCAGGTGCGGGCGGTCCGCGCGGTCGCCACACCTCAGCCGCGGGCCCTTGTGGGGGTCGCGGGTGATGGCCGCCCGGTCGAGTCCCTGCTGTATGGGGCTGTGACCCATGCCAAGCGGATGTCGTACGTCGGGCCGCCGCGCTACGACGTTGACCTCGACGAGGTGAGGACGCCGGGCCCTGGGATGTCGCCACGCCAGGCGCTCGCGTCGGCTCAGCGGTGGTTGACGATGACGACGGGCACGCTCCTGTCGGATACGGGTCGTCAGGCGGAGTCGCTGGGCATGGGAGTCCGGCCGGTCAGCGGGTACGTGCGGATGCTGACTCCGCCGTCGTGCTCGCGGTGTGTGGTCCTCGCGGGCCGCTGGTATCGCAAGTCGGCGGGGTTCGCACGCCACCCAGGTTGCGACTGCCGGCACATCCCGTCGTCGGAGTCTGTGGGCGGCGACATGACGGTCGACCCTCGCGCGTACTTCGACTCCCTCGACGCCGCCGGGCAGGACGCGACGTTCGGCAAGGCGGGTGCGGAAGCGATCCGTGAGGGCGCTGACATCGGCCAGGTCGTGAACGCACGCCGCGGTGTCCGGGTCGCGCAGGTCGGCGGCCGGAACGTCCTGACGACCACTGAGGGCACCACCCGCCGCGGGCAGGCGTCACGCGCCGCCACGGGCCGCCGGGGTGCACGCCTCATGCCCGAAACCATCTCGCAGGTCGCCACCGACCGCGAGGGCTACCTGAGGCTCCTACGAGTCAACGGGTACATCTGACCACCCCAAGGCGCGAGGCCGCGGGGGACGCAAGACACCAAGGAGACGGCGCGATGCCGGACTACAACCGCACGACCCCTGCACGTCACCAGGCGCCCAACATCGGCGTCCCACGGCACCTTAACCTCCGCGGCCTCCGGTTCATGGCCGCTGGGGAGGGTGGCGACCCCGCACCCGCTCCCCCCGCCGCTCCCCCGGCCCCTCAGGGCGACCCTGAGGACAAGCCGCTGGGTCCGGGTGGAGAGAAGGCGCTGCACGCCGAGCGAGAGGCCCGCAAGGCTCTCGAGCAGACGGTCACGCAGATGCAGCAGGCGCAGCAGGAGCAGATGGCCGCCATCGCCGCGGCGTTCGGGGTAAAGCCCGACGCCAAGGACACCGACGGCTCGCAGCTCCTGAGCACCCTGCAGCAGCAGGTCGCGGACATGCAGCGCGAGGCGCTCGTGTTCCGCATCGCGAACACCCACCAGATCACCGAGGCCGACGACATCGAGCTCCTCAAGTCCGCGAGGGACGAGGACACGATGTCCAAGCTCGCCGGCCGACTCGCAGCCAAGGCTGCAGAGACACCCGGAACTCCGAAGCCGGACCTGTCACAGGGTGGCACCGGAGAGACCCCGAAGCCCGAAGTCGGGGCGGGCATGCCGCGGCTGCAGGCCGCGTACGCCAACCCATCCAAGTAACTGTCCCTGCCGCACGGGCGGCCGGGCGTAACAGAAAGGAGCGCAGCCCATGGCTGTGACCCTGCCCCAGGCCGCCCTGCTGTCGGAGAACGACCTGCAGCGTGGCGTCATCGAGACGTTCGTCCAGGCGTCGCCGATCCTCGACCGCATCCCCCTCATGAACATCGAGGGGAACGCGTTCGCCTACAACAAGGAGGCCACGCTGCCCGGCGTCGCCTTCCGATCGGTCAACGAGGCATACGTCGAGTCGACCGGCACCGTCGTCCAGGCGCTCGAGTCGCTGGTCATCCTCGGTGGCGACGCGGACGTGGACAAGTTCATCGTCCAGACGCGCGGCAACCTGAACGACCAGCGGGCTGTTCAGACGGCCATGAAGGTCAAGGCGGCGTCCTACAAGTTCCAGGACACCTTCTTCAACGGTGACGTGGCGGTCGACCCCAAGGGGTTCGACGGTCTCAAGAAGCGCCTCACGGGTGCGCAGGTCATCGACGCGGCCACGAACGGCGCGCCTGTCCTGGGCAACGGCGGGTCCGACTCGCTGGGGTTCTTCGACCTGCTCGACGCGCTCGTCGCAGCGGTCCCGGGCATCGACGGTGGCAACGGCGCAATCTACGCCAACGCTGCCGTCCAGGCGAAGATCCGCTCGGCCGGCCGGCGCCTGGGCGGTGTCGAGATGGTCCGCGAGGACATCACCGGTAAGCGCGTCCTGACGTGGAACGGCATCCCGGTCCTCGACCCGGGCACGACGGCCGCGGGGGCGCAGATCCTCGGCCAGGCGGAGACGCAGGGCACGGCGACCAACGCGACGTCGGTCTACGCCGTCCGCTTCGGGCAGGACGAGGGCGACCAGGCGGTCACGGGCCTCACCAACGGCGGCGTGCAGGTCTACGACCTGGGCGAGCTGCAGGAGAAGCCCGCGTACCGCACGCGCCTCGAGTTCTACTGCGGCCTCGCGACGTTCGGCGGTCGTGCCGCAGCCCGCCTGCGGGGCGTGCTGGCGTCCTGAGCACATCGGCGACGGGCCCATGCGGGCCCGTCGCCGAACCTCACCACCCAACGTCACGACAGGCAGGAGAGCGAAATGCCGAGCAAGGCGAGCAGCACCCCCAAGGAGACGACCCTCGACGAGGACGTCACCACGCCGTCTACCACGGCGCCCGGCGACGGCCCGGCCGACACCACGGACCCGAAGGAGACGGCGCACTCGGTGCCTGCCCGCCCGGGCGCGGAGGCCATCAAGGTTGGCACCGTCAACGCGGTCGTTCCGGGCGAGCGTGTCGACGAGGTTCCGGTCGACTCGGCCACGCACCGGGTCGAGGAGTACGAGGCGACCAGGCCTGACGGCTCGAAGGTCACGGTCAAGCACAACCTCGACACGGGCGAGACGTCGGTCTCCTGACCGGCTCGACACGATAGGGAGGTGGGGCGGTCGTGACGTACGCAACCGTCGTTGACGTGGCAACGCGGCTCGGCCGCCCCATCGACGATGTCGGGGAGCAGGCGCAGGTTCAGGCGTGGCTGGATGACGCTGAGGCGCTCATTCGGGCGAGGATCCCGGACCTGTCGGACCTTGCCGCGGCGGGTGCTCCGACTGTGGCGACTCTTGTCATGGTCGAGTCGAACGCGGTGATCCGGAAGATCCGCAACCCCGAGGGGTACACCTCGGAGACGATCGACGACTACACGTACCGGTACAACGAGCAGGTCCGCCGTGGGGACATCTTCTTCACAGATGACGAGTGGGCCCTGCTCACCCCTGGGGCTGCTGCGGGTGCCTTCTCCACCACCCCGGGCTTCGCGCCCGACTGGGCCGTGGCCTACCCGGCGCCTCCGCTGGGCTGGCTGCCATGACGGCCCCGACTGCGTTGCGGTCCGGTCGTGCCGCTGCTGAGCGGCTCATGACGGACACGTGCACTCTCGAGCGTCCCGGCGCTCTGGTGGATGACGTGACCGGCGAGGCCGTTATGGAGCCGGTGTTCGCGGGTCGCTGCAAGGTGCAGACGTACGAGGGCTACGAGCAGAACCCCACGGCTGGTGGCTCGGTCCTGACGGTGCAGCGGTACCGGGTGGATTTGCCGGCGTCGGTGCAGC